GGAGCGGTGCTTAAGCCGTCAGGCGGGAATTGTGCGGTGTTGCCATGGAAACCGGATTCAATGGAATTACTATAGCACCGCGCAAAAGCATTGTCAAATATTTTTTTTGCTGAAATTTGCACATGTGCGGAGTAATATTAAATGCAGAAGAAACCGAAACGGTTTTTCTGCATTATTTTTTTATCCGAAGGCAGGCGGAAGGAGGTTAAAGAAGTGAACGGATACAGTTATTTGACGCTGGAACAGCGCCACGAGATCGAAAGAATGTATGCAGAGGGCGCGCGGGTTGTCGATATTGCCGCCAGTCTGAAAAGAAGCGCCGCCGCCATCTACGAAGAGTTGAAACGCGGATACACGGGAGAGCTTGACGGATACGCCCGCCCGAAGTACAGCGCGGAGATTGCACAAGCGACGGTGCAAGAAAACTTCCGACGCAGAGGAAACCGACGCGGCGCGAATTGCTGAAAATACGAAAGGAGCTATTCAAAATGACCGACACTTTAATTCTTTTCAAGCCGCTGGCGGACTTCGGCGAAGCCTTGAAGAAGGATTGTCCGAAGAACGATTGCCTTGTTTACCGGAATATTTACGAACGGTATTGCGAGGAATACGCGGACTACAAGCGGATCAAGGAAGCCTTCGCGGACTTGTCCGAAGCGACGATCCGGACGCTTGAACACGCGATCCGCACAAGCGAAAAAGAGCTTTACGCAATGTGGTTCGAGAATTACGCCGTATTGAAACAGCGCGCCGCGCTGGGCATGGCATACGGCGAAGCGAAGCCGGAGCGGGCGCAGGACAGCACAACAGCGTTTGACGCTATCACGAAGGACAAGCCCACGCTGGCGGGCTTCCTTCGTTCCCTTCCGGTTCTCGACGCGCCGTGGGACACGGCGTTTCAGAAGCATTATTGTTCGTCCTGCATTAAGGCGGATTGCGACGACTGCATACACGAAGAGTTCCGGAACAATCCGGAATGGTGGCTTTCCCTTCCGGCGGCGGAGGTGGAGCAATGACGGCGGAGCGGGCGCGCGGGGCGCTTGCCGTCCTGCAAGACGCAGACGGGAAGTTTATTTGCGAAGTGCCTTGCGGTTACATAGTCGAGCAGACAGCCAGCGCACACAAGCCCCGGCGGGTACGCGCTGAACAGCGGCGGCGGAAGCTGAACCGCCAGCGCGCCGCCCTTGCCCTTGCCGTGCTGATTGTCGCGGCGCTTCTTGCGGCGCTTATGCCGTGGAGCGGGACGCAGGACAAGCCCGAAGCGCAGACCGTCCACCACGGCGGAACGGGAACGTATGAAGAGGAAGTCGAGCCGCGCGCCGTCCTGCTTGCACCGTCGAGCGGGACAGCGGCGGGATACACGCCGAACGCGGTGGAGGTTGAAGCCCTTGCAAAGCTGATTTACGGCGAAGCGGGGATCGTTCCTTCTACGACGGAACAAGCGGCGGTTGCATGGTGCGTTCTGAACCGCGTTGACGATCCCCGTTTTCCGGACACGGTATTGGAGGTTATCGAAGCGCCGTATCAGTTCAGCGGCTACGATCCGGAATATCCCGTGAAAGAGGAATACGCCATTCTTGCGGCGGACGTGCTGACACGATACCGCGCGGAGCGGGACGGCGAAGAAAACGTCGGGCGGATACTTCCGGCGGAATACTGCTTCTTCACAGGCGACGGGAAACACAATTACTTCACGACGGAATGGAAAAGTACGGATTACTTCGGCTGGACGCTTGAAAGCCCGTACAAGGATTGAAAGGAGCGGCACACATGAGCAACGACAAAGGCGGCTGGCAGTTCCCGAAGGCGCTTGAAATTATCAAGTGCAAGGAAGGTAACAAAGAGTTTATGAAGGAACGTCCGGCGCGCCGCCCGTTCGGAAATACGGTGCTTATTTGCGAATACCCGATCGACGACGCGGCGGCGCGTGAACCTAACGCGAACATGATTACATGGCGGCTGGCAAAGCGCGCCGCACGGGACTTCTTGCGCGTTTCCTTTATGCCTTCGGCTATCGTATCGGCAACGCCGCACGGCGGGAAAACCACCGTCCGCGTGTACGGTAAATATTAAATCACGAAAGGAGCTATTCAATGAAAATCAAAAGTATTGCCGCAATCTGCAAGAAGAACAAGAATATTGCGATCTTCGAGCGGTACAGCGACGACGGCGACACGGTAACGCAGTACATCGGCGACGGATCGGCGGTTTATCCGGTTGTCGGGCTTCCACAGCTTGACGCGGAAAGCCTTTTAACGATCTTAGACGTTCCGGAGAAAGACCGCGACAATTACTTCGTGAAAACGCTGGGCGTTCCGGCGGGTATCAGCTTCGAGGATACCGACGAAACGGAAAGGCAAGTCGAGCGGGAAGGAATATCAATCATCTATTCCGGACGAACCTTGAAGCCGATCCGCACAACGCGCGGGCTGGTATTCATCGAAAGCCGCTATCTTGCGCCCGTTGCTGACGTTCTCGACGTGCTGGAGCTTTACGAACGCCGCACGACGGACGGCGCACCGTACATCGTAGCAAAAGCGGGCTTCCTGCTTCAAGCGGTGATTATGCCGTATGACGTTATCAATCAGCAGTTCGTGGAGAGCTTGCAAGCCTTAACGCGGGAATGCGAATTCGCGCTTTCCGAGAAGGAACGCAGAGAACGCGAAGCCCGCGACCATTTCACGACAGCAGAGCCGGAGCAATTCGCCTTGAACGTCGATCCGGACACAGGCGAGATTGTAGAAAGAAGCGAGGTGGCGGACGAATGAACGCGGCGCTTCTATCCTCTAAAAATATGTGCTGGTGTACGCCGCAAGATTTCTTCGACAAGCTGAACGCGGAATTCGGCTTCGTGCTTGATCCGGCGGCGACCGACAAAACGGAGAAATGCGCCTTGTACTACACACCGAAAACGGACGGGCTTTCGCAAAGCTGGGATCGCGGCGGCGCGGTATTCTGTAATCCGCCTTACGGACGCGAGATCGGCAAGTGGGTTCAAAAGGCGTTCGAGGAAGCGCGGGGGGGGTATCCGATCGTTTTACTTATCCCAGCGCGGACGGACACGACATATTTTCACGATTACATTTACGGGAAAGCGGAAATCCGCTTCGTGCGCGGGCGGTTACGGTTCACGGACGACGACGGCAACGCCGCCGATCCCGCGCCATTCCCGTCAATGGTAGTTATCTATAACGGGGAGCGGGTGAGAAAATGAGCAACGGAAAGAAATGTCCGTTTTGTAAAGCGGTTGAATTTCAACGGTTCGTTGAAGAACGCCACAGCAAGCCCGCAGGGTTCGGAATGGCTTTATCCGCCGCGCTTGTTTCCTACGCAGTAGTAAACGGGCACAAATGCGGGCGAACAACGGATTACATGAAGAGCGGCAAGGGATACCCGCTCAATTACTGCCCTTCGTGCGGAAAGCGGGTGAAGAATGAGTAACAAACAGGACAAGCCGCCCTTGAAGTGCTTGCTGGGCATTGATCCGGCGAAAGCGCAGAAATGCAAGCCTTCGGAATGCGCCTTTTGCGGCTGGGAAGCGGCAGAAGCGGCGCGGCGGCGGGAGTATGTGAAAGAACACGGCTTGACGCTATGCGCTGACGGCTTCCGGCGGCTGATTATCAAGAAGGAGGAACAAGGAATGAAACCTTTTCGGGAATGCCCGCATTGCGGCGCACATCTTGACAGCGGCGAAAAATGCGATTGCCGCGCGGCGGAAGCCGACGACAACGCCGAAACAGATATGAAAGAGAGGACAAAAGACAATGACAGGAATTAACGAGGTTGCAAAGGAAATCCACGAAAACGCCGTCGCGCACGGCTGGTGGGACGAACAACGCGGCTTTCCGGAGGTTTTAGCGCTCATTCATTCGGAGGTATCCGAAGCGATGGAGGAATACCGCAACGGACACGAAGCAACGGAAATCTATTTCGGCGACAACGGCAAGCCCGAAGGTATCCCGACAGAGCTTGCGGACGTGATTATTCGCGTTCTTGATTATTGCGGATACGCAGGGATCGACATTGACGCGGCGATCACACAGAAGCACGAATACAACAAAAGCCGCCCGTATCGGCACGGCGGCAAGAAGTGTTAAACATGGCGGAGCGGGTAAACCATCCGGCGCATTATAACGCGGGCGGGATCGAGTGTATCGACGCGCTGGAAGCCGCGACAAGCGGGCTTGAAGGTATCGAAGCCTTCTGCACGGCAAACGCGATCAAGTATTTATGGCGCTGGAAGTGGAAAAACGGCGCAGAGGATTTACACAAGGCTATATGGTACATCAACAGACTAATTGAACGAGCGGGCGCAGACAGCGCCGCCGGAAAGGAGCTATTCAACATGAAAGAGAACAAACACGGCTTCGAGCCGAAACAGGAATTCACAATGGGCGGTATCGCTTGGACGGTTATTCAAACGGGCGCGGATTGGGTGAAGTGCATTGCTTCCGATTGCGTCGAGGAACGCGCCTTCGATGAAGGAAACAAGAACGACTTTGCCGCTTCTTCCCTTCGCGAATATCTGAACGGCGATTTCTTCCGCCGTCTGATTAAGGCGGGCGCGCCGGAAGAAATGTTCGAGCCTTTCAACATCGACTTGACCGCCGACGACGGCTTGAAGAATTACGGCGGCGATCGCGTCCGGATCGGGCTTATCACTTGCGAGGAATACCGCCTTTTGCGCGGCAACATTCCGGCGCTTCCTAATAAATGGTGGTGGACGGCAACACCGGACAGCCCGACAAATAATTTCGTCCGCAGCGTCAATTCGGACGGCTCTTTGGGCGGCAGCATCGCGTACAGCGGCGTCTATGGCGTTCGCCCGCTTTGCAATCTGAAATCTGAAATCTTGGTATCGTACTTGAACGGCGAGAACGCAGAGGAACAGAAGAAGCGCGCCGAAGCCGTCGATATGATGAAGCATATTGCGGCGGCGTGGGACATCGACGCGGAAGAAGTATTCGGGAGGTAACGCAGATGAAAACGGCAGACGTTACCGCGTACATACCGAAAGGCAGAGAAAACGCCGTAACGCGCGAATATCTTTGCGCGGTAACGGGCTTGCCGGATCGGAAGCTACGCGAGGAAATCGAACGCGCCCGTCGGCGCGGTGCAATCATCATCAACAATCAGAGCGGCGCGGGATATTACCAAAGCGACGACTTACAGGAGATCGCGAAGCAGTACCAGCAGAACGAGCGACGCGCCCTTTCGATCCTTGCTTATCAAAAGCACTTGCGAAAGCGGCTGAAAGAAGCCGGACTTTTAGAGGGAAGGAAGGTAAAGATCAATGACAATGTATGATTTCATGGTGAACGCCTTTTATATGCTTTGCGGCGTTGCTTGCGTTGCCGCTTCCGTCGTGATCGTGTACGCCGTCGTTTTCGCGGTATTTAGGACGGTCAAGAAGGGCGGCGGGAACAATGGCAGATATTAAGATCGACGAAACGACGCTTTACCGCGCAGGGCTGGGGATCGGATACGCCTTCGCGCCCTTGTTTCGGGGCATTCTCGAAGGTGTAGAAGATTACACCATCGAACAGGCGGCGCGGGATATGCAGGAAGAACACGACGCACAGGAAGCCGAAGAAGGCTTGAAACGTCCGGAGCATAAAACGCAGATTGGCGATTGCCGGAAGTGCTGGTGCGATCAATGCGCGAAGCTGGAGCAATGCGAACATATCCGCAAAGGCGCGCTTCCGGACGGGGTACGCCCGTTCCCTTGCGTCGATTGCGCGGACGGAATGCGCTTCAAACCTTGCGAGGAAGAACGGTGCGACGACTTCGAGCAGGGCGCAGGGTGCAACAACGGTTGAACCAAACAAAAAAGGAAACGTCCGGCGCGACGTTCCGGACGTTTCCTTTCCTCTTACGTTGCCGCAAAAGGAGCTATTCAATATTGAAATTATAGCATTTTACGGCGCTTTTGTCAAGGAAGGGCGGCGGGATTATGCAGAGGGTTAAAAGACGCATTTTTTCGGGCGTTGTATGCGAACAGGAAGTTTACAACGTATCCGAACGCGCGAATATCAAGAAATCAGAACCGCGCCCGCGTTTCAAGGACGACGAAGAACGGGCGCAACACCGGATCGGAATATCAAAACGGAAACACCAGCGGCTGGTAAATGAAAATTTTTCGCCGTTTTCCTTATATAGTACGCTGACGTTTGACGACGAAAGCGAAGTTCATACATTCAGCGAAGCGCGCCGGATACGCGACAATTACTTCCGGCGGCTTCAAAGGGCTTGTCCGGACGCGAAGATCATTATTTACATGGGGCGCGGCAAGAACACGGATCGCATTCACTTTCACATGATTTCGGACGGGATACCGGAAGAAACGATCAGCGGGAAGTGGAACGACGGTTCAGTTATACACATTCGGCACTTGCGCGAACACAATTATTACAATGGCGTTGACTACGGGCAGGATTACACGGGGCTTGCTGATTACCTTTTCAACCATTGGACACCGGAACAGGGCGGACACCGTTGGAAAGCGACGCGCAATCTTCGCAAGCCGGAGAAGGAAGCGCCGACGCTGGCGCTTCGGGCATATACGGAGCAGAAAGCGCCGATCGCGCCGAAGGGGTACAAGCTGGTGGAAGCCCGCGCAACGAAGTGGGGATACATATATTATAAATATGTAGTCGAACCGGAGAAGCCGAAGCGCAGGAAGAAACGGGAATAGCGGGAACGCCCGACGGGGCGCATTAAAAAGCCTTGTAAATGTGTAAAGTTTTACGACCAGCGCTTCCCCTTCTCCGATGATTGATTTTATCTATTCCCCGTCGCCCGCTTTTCAGAGATCACGAACGCGCGCGTTGTCAAGGGTGCGAAGCACGGCGAAGCCGCTTGCCCTTGATAACGGAAAGCGCGGGAGTGATAAAAGCGGGAAGGCGGCGGGGATATAAAATCAATCAAGAAGGGGCGCATACCGGAACGCGGATTGGGAGAAGCCAGCCGGATCGCCGATTATCTATTCCTTCAAGCCCGTTCCCCCCAGCGGGGGGGCGGAGGGGGGGAGAAAAAGAAAGAAGGTGAACAACGTATGCTTGAATTGAACAAGCTGTATAACATGGACTGCATGAAGGGTATGGCAGAGTTCCCCGACGGCTTCTTCGATCTTGCTATCGTTGATCCACCTTACGGGATCGGCATTGACGGGCAGAAGAAGCGCGTATGCGATAATCCGAAGCATAACCGGAAAGAGCATATCCGGAAAAGCTGGGACAAGGCTATTCCGCCGCCCGAATACTTCCGCGAATTGGAGCGCGTTTCAAAAGCGCAAGTGATATGGGGCGGAAATTACTTCGTTCCGTATCTTGAACAGGGGCATAAAGGCTGGCTTGTATGGGACAAGGGGCAACACGGCTTGACAATGAGCGATTGCGAATTAGCATATACCAGCTTTGACACGCCGACGCGCGTTTTCGTCTGCAATCGGGTTGAATTGCTGAACGACGGGACGATCCATCCGACGCAAAAGCCCGTAAAGCTGTATTCGTGGGTTCTTTCCCTCTTTGCCCGAAAAGGCATGAAGATATTGGACACACACGCCGGAAGCGGAAGTTCTTTGATCGCTTGCTATCGTCAAGGCGGGCTTGATTACGTCGGCTTCGAGATCGACGAAGATTATTGCAGGGCGGCACAAGCGCGGCTTGAACAGGAACAAGCACAAATCCGGCTTTTTGATCTGCTTGAGCAGGAACAGAGGAAAGCGCAAGCAACGCTTTTCGGAGAATGAAGGGAGGAAACACAATGCAGGAGAAAAGGACGCTTTACCTTGCGGGGAAGATCACGGGCGATCCGTATTACTTCACGAAGTTTTACAACGCGCAAAAGAAGCTGGAGGAAGGCGGCTTCATCGTCGTAAATCCGGCGCTTCTTCCGGTGGAGGGCTTCACGTGGGAAGCGTATATGCGTATGTCCGGCGCTATGTTGAACGAGTGCGCGGAAGTCTGCTTTCTTCCGGATTGGAAAGAGAGCAACGGCGCGAAGTTTGAATTCGGCGAAGCGATCGCGCAGAACAAGCCGTATTTCTTCTTCGCCGATTGGGAACGGAGGGGATCACAGAATGCAGAAGAATAAACTTCCCGTTCCTACGGAAGCACAAGAGCAAATGACGCTTTTTTCGTGGGCGGCTATGCAAAGCGGGAAATATCCCGAATTGAAATTGCTTTATCACGTCCCGAACGGCGGGAGCAGACACAAGGCGGAAGCGGGACGGCTTCGGGCGGAGGGCGTGAAAGCGGGCGTTCCCGATCTATGCTTGCCAGTTGCGCGCGGGCAGTATCACGGGCTTTACATAGAGCTAAAACGGCAACGCGGCGGAAGGGCAAGCGAGTTTCAAACGGAATGGCTTTCGGCGCTATCGGCGCAGGGCTATAAAGTTGCGCTTTGTTGCGGCTGGGAACACGCGGCGGAAACAATCATCGAATATTTGACGGGAGGTGGAACACATGGCTAAAAAGACAACGGAGCTTTCGGAGGAATTACGGGAAGCAATCTTTGAAGCCGCCCGCGAAGGGGCGGCGCAAGCGTATACGTCAAACACGGGGTACGTAAATTATTTCAAGGCAATGGAAACGCTTTTGTATAACTACCGGAAGCTGGCGGCGCTTGTCGCAGATGAAGAAGCGTATTGCGAAGTTGAGTATCACGCCGGACGAAAGACGTTTTCGACGACACCACAGGCAAAAGGCTTTATTCAGAGCAAGACCGAAGCGGAGATCGTCGAGGAAATGCGAGAGGAAAAACAAAAGCAGTTCAAAGAAACGAAATCCGGCTTTGACAGCTTGACACGCGCTATTTCTCTTTTCGAGGGGCATAAAGAATTCGTTGTGATCCGGCTTTACTATTTCGGCGAGGACATCAATGGCAATCCGCGAGAGGGCGGAACGGCGACGTGGGAAGAGATCGCGGAAGAGCTTTCCGACGCGGGCATTCTCAAAGAGATAAAGACGGCGCGCCGCTGGCGGAACAAGATCGTCAATGATATGGCGGTATGCGTATTCGGCATTCCGGCGGCGGTATCGGCGGCGACCTACCGGAAAGCCGTTGACAAATGACCAAAACGCGACCAAACAATGCACCTTGTCCGCGCCGCTTGCGCGTGATATAATAATTACGCTGAATTATTGCGAAACTGAATAGCGCACGGATAAAGCCTTTTGCGGAAACGCGGAAGGCTTTTTCTTTTGCACAGGCTTTTCCACAGGAAGGAGGATAACCGCATGAAGCCGTGGGCGGAACGGTTCTACAATTCGGACGCTTGGCGGTCATGCCGCGATAGCTTCTTGAAATCGAAGGGCTACTTGTGCGAACGTTGTTCAACGCCAGCCGATCCAGTAATCGCGAAGATCGCACATCACAAAACATACTTGACGAAGAAGAACATCAACGATCCGAACATAGCGCTTTCGTGGGACAATCTCGAAGCGCTTTGTCAAGATTGCCACAACAAAGAACACCACCGAAACGACGAAAAGAAACGGTACGCATTCGACGAAGCGGGAAACCTCATATCCCCCCCCCTATCCGGAAAAAATTTAGGGAGGGGGAAACACCGAGGGCGGGAGATTAAAAATACTCCGCAGGCGCGCGCATAACGGGTGTACGCGTTTAAGGGGGTGTGGGTTGACCGGAAAAGGGGGTGATATTTATGGCGACAAAGAAGGACTTGACG